CTGTGAGAGTAAAGAAGATTAGGTGCTGGATTAAGTACCGGCGCATCGTTAGTTTGGGATGGTCGGGGGAGCCGGCTCGCTGCTCAGTTAACCAAGAAAACCCCCGACCACCCCAGAGATGATACAATGGCAACCAAAAAGACCTCGATGTTTACGCTTACAGAACGACTTACGATCAGCGCAGCTTCAACTGATACCTTTGCGACAATTGACCTCGGCAGCTACGTTGATGTCGGTGACCGTCAAGCTCTCCAAGTCCACAGCGTTGACTTCATCTTCCAAGGCACTTCCGCTGGGGAAACATTTCCGTTTGTCGCCCTGGGCGGTTCCGGTATTGTGCACGTGCAAGTGACGGACCTCAACCGAGGCGCTTTGGTGTTTGCTGACGACCGTGCCTTGGTTGCAAGTGGTTCTTTGAACTACGACACGGACGCCTTCCTTACCAACGCAACTGACCTTTACCCCGACAACTACGGCAAGGGTTCTGATGATGGGCGATTCGTGGTCAACGACCAACTCTACATCACCGGTCGTTCATCAGCTATTGATTCGAACAAAGCCGTGAACGTTACTGTTCGTGTCAACGCCTCAATTGTTTCGTTGACTGCCAAGGACTTCATGGCCATTGCAATCCAGTCGACCGCCGCAGATAACTGAGGGTGATTCCCTTGGTTAAGATTGAAGGTTCGCTCGAGGAAATCCGGGCTATGTTTGCAGAGGGTGCAAAAGCCCAGGCAAAGGTCGAGGCAAAGAAAGCCGGTAAAGCGGTTGTCAAGAAAGCCGTCAAGGTTGCCAAGCGCGCACCAAGTGCATACAACAAGCACATGAAGAAAGAACTTGCACGTCTGAAGAAGAAACATCCAAAGACGCCTCATGCGACGTTGTTCAAGAAAGCCGCTAAGTCGTGGAAGGGATCTAAGAAAAAGAAAGGTGGTAAGAAGTGAAAGTTCTCGCCAAGTATCACAGTTGTCTTGACATCACTCAGACGGCTCCAAACAACTACAGTTTAACAGCGGTCTCCACGGTTGGTTCAAACAATAGCTGGACAAAAGTAAGCGGGCAAATATTTGCTAGTGAGACCTTCTTTGACCTTGCTGGTTTGGCTATGGATGACAAAACCATCTTTCCTTCAGGCATCACCTGTCAACGTGGAACATCACCGCTTCTCAACGGCGGAGCCCCTGGAGACAATTTCATTATGCTCGATGTTATCTCAGCCATTCCTATTGACATGACCAACGATGTCCTTAACTGGTTTAACGTCGGTCCTGGTTTCCCGGGCTCCACGTTAAACTTTGAACACGTACTCTACATGCGCGGTCAACGGTGGACGGTCGACGTCGACACTAACGCTCAATTCCCTCTGAAAGCTGATGAGTGGCAATGTGGTTCCATGATGCCGTCGGCCTCGGACCGATTGTATTCTTATCGAGTGGTGCTCATCAACACAGGCAACACGTCCACGCGTATTCTGACTCCAAGTGGTCGCCACGTTATGCAAGTTGAGGCAGTTGAAGAACCGACGTTTGAATACCTTATGAGGTTGAAGAGGTCTTACGATCTACAACAAAGCTCGGACGTGGATTGATGAACTCCATCTTTGACGATGAAGAACAAGTCGTCTATCGACAATCGCGCATGACAATGCCTATGCTTGCACCATTGAGCACGGGAAGCGGTTATCTCATGCCGTCCTCATCACCGGCCCTAGAACGCGCTACATACGTAGTCGACGGCAAACGTAAGAGAACTGTGCTTGAAGCCTTGGAGCGTTTACCTCCACCGCCACAGACGACGGGCATGCCGTATGGTGTTCAGCGCGTCCTACGTAAACCGCTCATGGTTTACACGGCTGCTTATTTTCTAGCAGCCGGTTTCATCATTGTCGATCCTTTGGACCGATTAGAAGGTGGTTTAATTGACTGAAACTGAAACTGAAACTGAAGCCCGCACATCGAAGACAACCCGCTTTGCCGAGTGGTTGATGGCACGTGAAGAGCGACGTCAAGAAAAAGAATCCAACTTGGAAGGTATGATCCGACTCAACGTGCTTGTGTCCTTTCTTACTCTCGGTTTGGTCGGTGGCTTCGAGGCTGTTCAACTTGGCCTCAGCTTAATCCCGTATCTTTGAAGCGCACACATCACACACCCAGACATCTGGGCAGTATTTGCGACGGCCCCATTTTGGGTTAAAGAACGCCAAGACTGGCGCCATCCTCAACGCCATGTCAGGGACCTCGCCCTGGTATCCACACATTGCGCACGTGGCTTTCATTGCCAACCAATCCAAGTCTCGATAGCCTCAGCGATCCGTTCAAGTGCTTTCATCGAACGACACGACGTACAAATGCAATCATCGTCGTAATTATGCGTCGTGAACGTCTTGTAGCACTCTTCGCAACGCGCTTCCTTGGTGATGACGGGAATCATTCTTCATCACCATCGTACTTCTTCCAAACCATTCGTAGACGTAGCAACTGCTCACGCCCCAACGTCTTCACGGCCACGTCGATCAACTGGCTGACCTTGTACCCATCTTCCTTGGCTTTCTTCAATATCAAGTGTGTTTCATCACTCACCGTTATGCTGTATTGGTTTCCCATGCACCGTCCAGAACGAACCTGTATAAAATAATAATGTTATTGAACATACAAAAAAGTAGGATTGAGTCACGAACTTCTCAAATACATGGTAGTAACATTGGCAGGGTGGGTGGGGGTGGGTAAGGGTCACCCGCTATGCGATAGAGCGCGGTGACGGCGCTGTGAGAGTAAAGAAGATTAGGTGCTGGATTAAGTACCGGCGCATCGTTAGTTTGGGATGGTCGGGGGAGCCGGCTCGCTGCTCAGTTAACCAAGAAAACCCCCGACCACCCC